TTAAAGCTTCCTCATCAGCTATCGATACGCTTAATCGTCTTCATACTGCTAAAGAAAGAAACGAAACACAAGTTGCAGTAAAGCAGTTAGATGTTGAAAGTAAGGAAAGACTTAATTTAGCTGATAATCAAACTAAGATGCTGCTATCAAGAGATGATATAATGAAGGCGCTGGTTGATAAAGATGAGGGTGTTATTGATGTTTAGAAGTAAAGATCTTTACATTCACCTTTATCCTCACAAAGATCCTTCTTTTTCCTAACTACTGATACATCTATCTGTTCTTCAGGTATTTGCTCTACCTCTTCCGGAAGCTTGCTTGTTCTACCATCAGTCCCACCAAACAAACCATTTAAAGTATATAAATCATATACTCCATCATCTAGCTGAATTTGTAAATCATAAGTTTCATCAGTAGTTATTGGAAATCCTAATATACTAGTTAAAGCACTTTCACATTTTTGTTGAATTACTCTATTCTTAACTGTGTATTCAGTTTTATCTAAAGATATTAGTAGTCTATTAACCCCATTTAAAATAGTAAATGCTTCGCTACCTTGTATATAAAAAGAATTTACAAACTTTCTAAATTCAAATAGTTTATTACCAGCAACTCCTAAAGCTGATTTTATAGTCCCAAAGATATCATTTGATATATCTCTTAAATCATTAAACAAAGATATATCTTTTAAATTAAGACAAGCAGAAGCAAAATCAGTAAAGCCTTGTGAAAATTCATTGTTAACTCTTAACTTGGGAAATTTATCTATAAAGGGTAAAGTATTATCATTAAAAACACTATTTTCAAAATTATAGTTAAAGACGTTAGTAGCCGCTCTAGTCCCCTTTTGTATGTTTTCTTGCATATAAGGAGGTAGATTATTATATAAATCTAAAGCTGCATTAAATGGTTCTAATCCATATACTGTAGTTGATATATTACCTCTTACAGCATTACCCAATGTACCTATTCCATCACTTACAGAAGCTAATAAATTTATACTCTCCCCAGAAGCTAGCTTAGATAGATCATATGCCGCGCAAGCAAAAGGACCATTAAGAAGTTGACGTAAATAATAAAGAATAGTACATTCATCTAATTTTAAAAGTCCTTCAGCAGATTGAAGCATTCCTATAAAGTCTTCTAATTGATCTAATCCCAATTCAAAAATCTTTAAATAGTTTTCCATGAAATCTAAATCAGATTCCGAATAATTATGTTGAAATTGACCGTTTAATTTACCATCACAATCTCTTTCAATTAAATTCTCAAACTGCTTTCTACTAACAAAAAGAGATCTAAGAACTTGTGCCTTAACATTAAAAAAGCCATTAACGTCTTTAGTTAGCTTATTAACTAATTGATCTACACACGCTGATCTGTTACCGGTATTACTTAACCTAGTAGCTTCAACAACCATATCTGGTAATAATTCTGCCATAATTTTATATTGTTAATCTATACTGCTGCGAGTCCATAATTTTGATCTAACGGGGCTAGCCCTCCACCTCTACCTCTTTGCTGTTGTCGGTTCAATATACCTGGATCTAAAGATGCATCATCAGGCTTCTCCGGACCTACATAAGGTTTTACACAAATCATTACGTTTTGATATTTATCTTTAAAGAATCTATGGTGCACGCTAGTAATAAACCACTTTCCTAATAATTTAGCATCCGAAACATCCTTTTGAGCTCCTGGTTTAAACACATCTAAAAATTTACCTGGTCTTCTAAAAGTATCACCGGGAACATCTAATGTTAATTGGAGATTATAAAACGTTAAGTTTGAAACCATTTGTGCTGTAACTAAGTTTTTACAATCACTAAATTTATAATTAGGTAATGAAAAAGGCTTTACTGGTCGATTTTTATTATCATAAAAAGGAATGTATGGTTCCGGAGCCCCGCCTACACATCTAAATCGATCAACGAATAATGTTCTCCAATTATCAACTACATCCACTAATTCTATAACTTCACTCTCTTCCGAGCCTAACATATTATTACTACTCTTAACTATATAATTGTGAAAGTATTCGTTGGTATATGTTGTAAAAGGTGAGGTTAAATTGGTATTATGAAGCATACCCTGGTAAGTGTTAAAAGGTACTGGATTCTCGTCATCTTTGTCCTTACTTACAGGGTTATTTGAATTCTCACCACCCGTACCATCACCTTGAAGATCTCCCACACCCATTGCCTCAATAGTTAAACTTTCATTATTTACAAAATAATGATCTAAAGGTAGATATGTATATTTTTCAGTATCTCTATTATACTGTAAAAACGGCTGTACAGGTAAAGTTTGGCTTTGTGTTATTGAATAGTTAAAACGCAAAAGATACTTTAAAGCATCTGAGTATCTCCAATGTAGTCCAGGTGTAATATGTTCAATGTTATTCGGAAACGCACCATCATTTCCATTTATTAAGTGACTACCGGGAGTAAAAAACTCTTCATCGATCATATTTTTATTATCAAAAACCTTTTTAAAAATATCATCTTTTATAATATCACCTATAGGCACACCGGATGATTCTTTAGGGTTTGATGTTTTATTAGAAGAAGGGTATCTTGCTCCTGGCTCAGATTCTCTATTCAAGCGATGAAAGTTTTTATCTATTAATGCATATGTTTTAAAGTTATTAGATCTATCAGTTTTAGAAATGCTATTGCTTTCATCTTGCAAAACAAAAGAATATTTCAATCCATTTACTTGTCTGTTTGCTCCTTTGTAAGTTTCATAATCTATAAATTCTATATGAAGATAGTTTTCACCGGTATCATTATTAGTTACTAATTCATTTTCTATATAATTATAAGGATTATTAATAGTTATTGAACCGACTATTTCAGGAGTAAAAAAGTTTTCATGAATATCTAAACTAATAATAGACGATTTAGTTAGCAATATACCCTCTTCTACTTTCCTTCCTGTAAAAGCATCCGGAGCAAGTGCGTCTTCGTTGCCTGAAAGTAAGAAATAGCAAAAGTAATCTGAACCATTTAGTTTAAATTTAAATGATTCGTCATCTATTGGTTTAGAAGCAGTAGCCATTATCTTAAAGTAGCTTCAGTTATTTGCTGGTATATTAAACCCCTCTTACTTGGTTTAATAAAGGTAAGCTGCTGCCCACCTTCAGCGAAAAAGCTGTTGCCGATAGTTTCTTTATTCAACAAATATATAATCCACCAACTATGAATATCACCGTATATGTCATATGATGTGGTAGTTAAAGCTTGTTTACTAAGTACATTATGTGTATCTAATAACGAGCTATCAATGTTATCTGGAAACTCCATCTTGTTAAGTATATTATAAAAGTAAAACTCTTTACCATTTGTTGGTTGAGTAAACAATTTAAATATACGCTCATAGCGATTCAAAGGTAAGCTTGGTAAAGCTTTTACCTGATTTTGATATTGTCCTGTTTTTCCTGTTAAGCTCATTTTATAAATTAAGGTTAAAATCCCCCACCGCCGCCGCCGCCATCGCCGCCACCGCTACTTTGATCAGGGTATAAAAAATTAAATCTTTCTTGTTCTGCAGCTTGTCGATTATACACTTTCTGCAATTCTGTATTACCACCAGCATCTAATGCTTGAACTTTAGTAACTCCAGGTGTAGGTCCCTCCCCGTATACATCACTTAAATTTAAATTAGCACCAATAGGAGGGCCTAATGACACGCTCATGTTTGCCCTATCACCTGAAACCAGATCATCCGTACTAAATGTTAAAGTACCTCCCCCAGTACCTGCTGCTGTTAAGAAGGAGCTTGCATCAGCGACTGGTCTTGGAGCTGTTCCTAATCCATATGTAACGCTTCGCGCAAGTTCTTCTGCCTCCCGAACTTGGTTTGCTTCATCTGCTTGGCGTTGCGCCTCCCGTCTTTCTGCTTCTTCTCTAGTTCCTGTAACACCAGGGAATACCACATTCTCACCCGTATTAGGACCTACAAGGGGGATATTAGGCTGAGTATTAGGTAGAGCTTCTCCATTTTGAATAGCTCTAGCTAGATTAGATCTCTTGTTTAAAGCTCTTTCTCTTTGATACCTACCCTTTTGAAAACCTAGTTCTTCTTTAGCTTGATTAGCAGAATATCTATCAAAATCACCAAAAGCGTCTCTATTGTCGCATATCTCTTCAACGAAGTTAGCAGGCTCCACAGTTAACGATCTAAAAGTAAAATTACAAACATATGCTTCAGGTATTACTCTAGAACCAATTTTCCTTCTGTTTCCGAGCATACTTACTTCAAAATTTTCTAAATATGCCCATTGTATATATCTTAAACCTGGTACTACTAAATTATAAATAGCAGGAAAATCCATTCCTATAGGACCATATCTATAAGGTCTATTCATCTTAGTAAAGTCACAAATAAACTTGAAGTTCTTATCAATTGAATCATCTTCTAAAGTATTAGAAAGAGTAAATCCTACCTGTAATCCGTTATCAGTATTACTATACTGATAAAACTTAGGTGTTTCAATATACGAACCAGGAGTACCAATAGTTTGTCTACCAGGATTTAAGCCTAATGCTTTAGCTACCCCAGTAGCTGCTCCTGATGCCGTCTTAGCTACTTTATCGGCTAATGATTGACTGCCGCTATTGCCTGTATCACCAAATGAAGCAAGAGCATTTACCGCTGCTAATCCCCCTCCTGCTATACTTTCAGCAGCTCCTCCTAATCCTTGGATTGCTTGACCTCCAAACATTTGAGCACCTCTTTGACTTATAGGTGAAAAGGTATCAGCAAATTCCGTACTAAATGATCTAAAGCTATCTTCAAAAAACGGAAAATTTAATCTAGCTATAGGACCATTTTTAACTGTATATAAACCTTTATAAAAATCTAAACCTGGATTCTTACTATTTGTATATGAACCAGCATTATTTTGTGGTGATAAGATATTCATATAACCATCTACAAACGAACGTAGCTGTGAATATTTTAATTCGTAAGCAGTTATATATGCTGACGGGGCTTCATTACGTAAGTCTGAGGTTCTCGGTACTGAAGTCCAGTCGTACTCCTTTACGATGTCATATACACCAGGGGTTGCATTAACACCTGTTCCATTACGTATATCATCATATCTAGCCATATTATTATTTATCCTTTAAATTAGGTTGGCTGCATAGTATATGCTGAGTTTAGGAAGTTTGTTTTAGCATCGTTATATGAAGGACCTTCCATTGAACCTGGCATATCATTATTAGCAGGAGATTGTAATACCACAGGTACAGTACTACCATTACCTGACTTTCCCATTTGTGCTGTAAGTTGAACTAACTGAGCTAAGAGTTGATTAGATTTTTTAACTTCGTTAGCAACAGCTTTATCAAAAACATCCTTAACAGTAATACTCTCTGTAGCAGCGCCTTTAATTAATTTAGATAGTGTGCCACCCTCTTTCATCCCTACTACATCATCTCTACTATTAAAGTTTACTAATGTACCGTCGTTAAACCTTGCAAAGTCATCTGCATATACAACTCTCTTAAAAGCTTCTATAGGAGATTCGCCACCAGGTACTAATGCGCTAAATGCTGCTTTAACTCCTGCACCTACAGTACTAAACTTCTTACCAAAGCTCTTTAATCCTCCTGTAACATTATCAACAATACCAGTAAATATACCTACAAATTTATCTTTAACAGAACCAAAGAAATCACCTGCTTTACCTAACGCAAATCCTGTACCTTTTGCAATACTTTCTCCAGCACTAGCTAACCACGATACTACACTTCCAACAAATGGTAGAGCTTCATTAAAATGTTCACCAGCTTCAGCCCATTCCCCTCTGAATATTGCACCTATACCTTTTCCTAATGAAATAATATTCTGTATACCGGGTAACTTCATAGCAAACTCTTTTATCTTACCCCACATATTAAATTGACCTCCGGTAGGGTCAACACCTTCTTCTTCACCTTCAGTTTTATTTAGATCATATAGCAGTAAGCCACCGTCAATAATTAAGGATGCAATATTACCTACGCCAGTTGGAAGAAGATTTAAGATACCAGAAAGAAATTCAAATACTGCAGGAATATATTCACCTTTCTTCCATCTAGCTATTCCAAATCCAAAGCTAAAAAGTGAACCTATTACAGGAATAAACCTACCAAATTTTAATAACCTACCCCCTATGCCTTTCGCTAACCCAGCTAACACTTTACCTAACTTACCTCCCTTCATAGCTTTAAAAAAGCCTCCTGCTAACTTAGCCATCGGTTTAAAAAGCTTAGGCAAAGTTTTAGCTATAAACTCAGCCACCGGTCCTATAAAGTCAGCAATCCAAGCAGCAAATGCTGTAATACCTGCACCTAAAGCTAGCAATAAAGGAAATTTAAGTTTTTTAGGCTTTTCATCTTTACTTTTTTGAATCGATTCTCTAGCCATTCCTGCTGGAGTAGAAGCTCGAGCCGTTTCACCAAATGTATCCTTTTTATTTTTTCTCTGAACATTAAAGAAAGCTTCTGCAGCAATAGTAGATTCATTAGTTATACGTCTTTTCTCATTATTAGTTAAGACAGGATTAACTTTTTTTAAAATCTTTTTATCTGCAGCACCTCCTATGGTTTCCCCGGATACTACGTTTCCTAATGTTTTGAAAAAATCAGCCACATATATATTTATGCGCTAGTAGTGGCATCAAGCAATGAAGTATCAACAGGTATAATAGATTCGTTAACTGTTAATATATTTTCTTCAAACTTAACTATAGGACTTAAAAAAGATGTAATATCATCATAAAGCTCTAAAGGTAATTGTTCTACTATTTTAACTCTATCAACAACTTTAAGTTCATTAAAGTCTACTACTTCTTCTTCTACTTCTACAGACTTAATAGTTTTTATTAATTCAAAGATATAAATTAATCCCATAGCTTTAGAAAGATCTTCTGATTTTAAATTATCTATCTCCTGAATACACCGTTTTAAAATTACATTCTCTTCTTGTAATGAAGGTATTCTTAATTCAACCTTTATAGAACCTATTTTAACCTTTTTAACTAAATCAAAAGGAGGCACATCTTTTGCTCTCTCCAGTGAATCGTTTAATGAAACAATATCACCACTATCGAGTTTGATCTTATCTCCCAAAGACTCAACTCTTAAAGCTAACAATGCTGGTACTCTATCAAATGTAAACATATTATCACTATCCACATTCTGAATAATTAATTCATTTACAGCCTTACTAAATTGTAACGCGCCAAGAACACCGTTAACTGCAGTAGATATAATGTCTTTTTGTTGCTTTAAGTTAATTTGCTTAGCTGTTACTTCTTTCTTAATAGAAGGTAGAAAAACTTTAAACTCTTTTTTGAGCTCAGAAAGTTTATTAATGAAATCTGAAGTCGAAGTACTCATGATATTATTTAACTAGTTATCTAAATTTGCAACTTTATCGTTTTGATCATCATTTTCGCGCATATAAAGATCCATATAATCTAAAATATCAGTGAACGTACTATTTAGTAAAAACGATACATCCTTTATTCTCTTACTCAAGACAAAGATATACTCTCTATAAGCATATTCATCTATACATTTAAACAGATTTTGTAAAAGGTAGAAAGGGGATGCATTTAAAAAACTAATCTGGTAATCATTATTATTAGGAATTAGAGTATATTCAAGAGCATGCTTATTATCTTTTACAAACTGATCTATTACTGTAAGAACATTAGTAGGTAAATTATTAGTTATATCAATAAGTTCCTGATTGGATACATTGCTTAAATCCATAACATCATCTCCTATCTTTATTTCTTTAATTACACTAAAGATATTATCTGTATTAACTAAAAATTTTGATGGATAGTCCAAAACTAATTTAAGATCACCTACCTCCCTTTCCTCTCTTATATCAATTATCTCATCAAAATTTTTTATTACTAAATCTATACTTACATCTTTATCTGTACCGTTTATATTGATATTAAAAGTTTTCTTTAAACATCTTTCTCTAAGATATAGAAGAGTTATAAATTTTTCTAAAGCATTTAGATTTTCGGTAATAATAAAATCTTCTAATCTACTTAAATTATGCTCAAGTGAAGATTTATAAAAGAACTGTCTAACGTCTTTAAATAAGAACTCTTTAGTAATTACTTCCTTACCGTTAGGAAGTTTAAACTCACATTGCATACTATTAATTATTACTAAAATGCAAAAGGTAAAGCTGCTCCAGTTATAGGTAAAGGCTTATAATCTCTAAATGCAAAAGTAACTGACTTTTCTTGAAACTCTTCATCATTATAAGATAACTGATAACCTTCTACATTAGTAGGAAAGACTTCACTGAATTCATATCCTTTACGTAAACGCATTCTATTGTCATATTGTCTTAATACAACTTTAGGACATAATAAATTTCTCTCTAGTAACCCATCTATACCTAAAGCTATCATCCAGGGTCTAAAGAAGAAATGTTCAATATCATCAACAGTATCAAAAAAGTTTATAGCCAAGTTTTTAGATAAGAAGTCTGCTCTTTTGTTTAAAGCATAACCAGGTAAGAACCCTCCCATATTTTGCTGACCAGCGAGATCAAATTGAGAATTTTCGTTAGGAACGTTAACTGTTCTGGCTACTAATATATTACCGTTTTCAGTAAAAGAATCTGGTTCTGTGGAAGCTTTCCAATTGTTTGCGTCTTGCTTATACGCTTTAGTAATAGCCTTATTAATGTTAGGTATTAAATCCGCACCCTCATATAGAAATTCTATCTTCCAAAGAAAGGGATGCGAAAGAAAGAACCTTTCACTATAGCTATACCTATCGAGAAAATCTTGCTGCTCAAACGCCATTAATAATATTTAATCGCGAGTGTAGTTAAGAAAGGGCAAAGTCTCTATAGAAGTGAAATGCAAAGGTTACATCAAAGCTTAATACATCACCTGAACCATCAGCAATATCATAACTTACGGCTCCTACATTTCTAAGAGAAGCACCTACAAGTTCAATATTTCTAACATCGTTAAGTTGTTTATCAACTTGTACTAAGTTAATTATTGACTCTTCACCGGGCATACCATATTGACCAATTGATGTTTCGTTATTAAAAACAATTCTAGAAGCAGCTTCAAATTTAGTTCTTAACGTACAATCTTCATCGTGATAAAAACTAATCGTATAGCCACCCGCTTCAGGGTAAGTAGATCTACCAGGCACCTGAAACTCTTGTCCAAAATAGTTAACTACCTTGCTATCAATGTTTCGTCCCGGCAACTGTGCTGTCTTTGCATAAACTAGATCGTTATCACCAACAAATGTAACTCCACCTGCTAATGTAATGTTTCTAACTCTAAATAGAAAATCTCTTGAAAATTGATTTTCGGCTGCTTTAGTAAAGAAGTTTTGAATTGTTGTTGCCATAATAATATTTAATAGTTCTTATTGTTTAACCGCCAACTAACTCTTGGAAATTGGCATCTGTTCTTGTAGCGTAGAAGTTAACTAAGATAAACTCTGCTGTTCTCGTTGGCTTAAGGTAAATATCTACCACAAGCTCATTAGCATCGATAACGTTTGGAGTATTGTTTCTTTCGTCACAAACAATCAAGTAATCAAATAATCCTTCATTGTTCTTCGCTCTTTCAAACAGAGGTGTTAAAGCATTTACTAATCTAGTTCTAGTAAACTCAGAGTTCTGCTCAAATACAAACTGACGAGCCAACTGCTTAGTAGGTCTTTCTAATGATAAGAACAATCTTCTAACGTTAATTCTATCGAATGCGCTTGGCTTCTTCTGTAAAGTCTTCTGACCGAATATTACAATACCCGATCCAGGGAATTGAGCTATTGGGTTAATGTTAGCTTTGTAAAGTTCATCACGCTGCTTTTGATTAGGATTAACTGCAATATCATTAGCAAAGGAAACTAATCCTCTAGTAAAGCCTGCTGGTGCAAACCATGGAAATGCTACTGCGTCTGTTCTTGCCATAGCAGCTGCAGCATATGCAGAAGATGGTACCCAGCACTGCTTACCACTATAACTATCATTGATTGCCATCCAGTTACCATAAGTTGTAGCATAAGAAGTATTTTCATTCTCAAACTGATGTCTTATTGGCCAATAAATTTCTGTTTGGAAATTCTTTGTCTTATCAGCTAATGGCTTAGTATTCTCACCTTTAATAACAATCTGTCTAATAGGATCTGCTACAAAGATGCAATCACCTCTATCACCACCTTCGTATGGAGGCTTTACAAACTTCTCAAACTTATTAAAGATTGTAGAGTAGTTATTTCTTAATGTAACTGATGCTGGGAATGATACATCGTTTGAAGTTCTTAATCCATTTACTGCACCGCTAATTGCTGTGCTATAAGAAACATCATCATAATAATCATTACCATCTGCTTGTGATATTGCATGAATAGTACCTAAACCTGCTTCAGTTACTATATCAATGTTATATACTTCATCGTTTTTGATATTATCAAGCGATCTTTCAAGCTTATTTGGAATATTACCTAAAAGTTTAGTCGTTACTTTCTGATTAGTAAATTGACCTAATGGTGCAAGATCAGCAGTAGATGGGTATGTCGCGACCGATTTGAAGATTCTACCGTTCCCGCCATAGCCACCAACTCCAGTTAAGCCGGTATTAGCTGAAGTAGCGTTTCTTAAACCGCCTGTAGTTTTCACTTTTAATTGCGCGCTTCCTTGTGCGTTAAGACCTGTTTCACCTGTTAATCTTCTCGATACATTATCGTTAACTAAAACTTTAACGTTTTGTGATTTTTCGGAAACATTTTCTAAGAATATCGATCTATCAGTTCCACCATTAGGATTAAGTTCAGTTCTATGAGCATTAATAGAACCAGCAATAACATCAGTTAAGACGTAGTCAAGTTTAGTAGCTTCATTCGCATAAACAGACTTACGTAATTTAAACACACCAAATTGTAAATAATCATCAAACGACCTAGCATCTAAGTCATAATCAGTAAGATTTTCCATTACTCTTGATACACTTTGACCTGCGCCATCTGTTGCAGAAGAGGTTAAGTCAAATGTTATAGTGTTTAATGGCACGTCGAGATATTCTGCTGGTATCGTGCTAGTCCGGGCATCAGGTAATGATTTTATACCTGAAACTGCTAAGAAATTAGTAGCAGGGTTTTGAGTATTATCTAGAACACCTACATAAGTACCTTCTAAGCTTTGGTTATTAGCTAGTTGAGTTTTATTAAGAACAACAATACCTGCATTACCGATATTAGTTACACTATTAATAGGAGAAGTAGCATTGGTTGTCCAAGTAATACTTGAACCATCTACTATTCCTAAATATTCAGCTTCAGTTAGTTGGAAGTGTACTGGGGGCCCTACAACGTAAAGAGCTGAGCCAGAGTGAGATAGAGAAGATAATGCTTTTCCATTAGTATCCAACGCAGATACTGAATAGGCTAAAGCAGAATACTTAGATCCAAATCCATCTCCTGTACCTGTACCATATGGCAGTCTACCAGTGTAAACAGTAGCAGGTGAATTAAGTAGTTCGGATATAGTATAATGAAAATATTTTTCTGCTGCAGTTGTAGGAGGACCATATATTTGAACTAATTCTTGCTTAGTGGATATAAGTAAGACTTCATCAATGGGACCCTGTTGAGCGAAACCAGTAACATAAACGCTAGTTCCGGCAGCTGCAGGTGTTGTAAAGGAAAGATCAGATTCTCTTATTTCTACTCCAGGTGAGTTAATAGTACGCTGTGCCATAAAATTATTTATCCTAATTCAGGTTAATAATTTCAAAAACTGATAACTTCTGTGTGTAATTGTGAGTAAACAAATGTGAACCCTGAGGTAATTTCATCAGCATCTGTGTAACTGTAGTTTATTGCGTCAACTGTTGTGGGAAATGCTTTTGTATAAGTGAATTTGATACGATTATTATTGAACTCATCTTTACCAAAAATGGTTAAATCTGTTTGGTAATCCTGAAAATCTGGATTATTTTCATTTATTTCACGAGCATTATACCTTCCATCGTATTGATCATGTAGTAAATTAAGCCAAGAGTATATCGCGTAGTAATTTTTATACTCATTATCTATCTTAAATCCTATAGTTACTGGAGGATAAGGGTTTTTTGAATGAGAAGATAAATATAAAGTATTACCTGCATACCTATTCTCTACTGCAGGTACGTTAACTTCAGGTACTGCAGCACCAAATATTGAAAATTGAACTGATTCAGGAATTAAACTGTCATTAGTTTGATTAAACTTTTTACTAAATTCCTTTAAAATCGGTGGTACATCAAAAACTAATAAAAACTTATCAGCTCTAGATTTGTTCAGCATCGACTGCTGCATAGTATTCCTTGCCATGTATATATTTATAGCTGCCTAGGTATACCCGCTTGCCAATTATCTTGTGGATTTTCACCTAAGAAAGTAAATCCTGCAGATCTTAAATCATCCATATCGTCTGACCCTTCATCACCACCCATGCCAAACACTACAGCGGATACATTATTAGATCCTATGCCAGTAATCTCTTCATCTAGATAGATAGAGGTAGGATCTTCAAAATACTGAATACCGAAGTCCATAGGCTCGATAACAGAAGGTTTGCCCATATCATCTACTTCTACTATATCAAAAAACCTTTCAGTGATCTCTTTCTCTAGAATAAACAACCCATAAAGCATAGCCATGACCCTATCATCATGAAAACCTGCTCTAGCTTTCCATGTACCATTAGGATACCTTACAAAGTTTCTTAGTTCAGTTACTGTGTCTTCCTCTCTTATAGTAACTACTCTTATTTCATTCATAAAGTATCTCATATTAAGAACGCCTTTATATTTAGAATTAGTATGGGCTATCATTCCCCTCATTACATTTCTACGATGAGCATTTTTATTACCATATGATACTATTTTATCATAGCCTAAATCTTCTGATAACCTATCCACGACCTGGGCGCCACAATTGTTTCTCTCTATGAGAGCCAAGGGAGACCCCCAGTTACGTAAAATCTTGTATAATCTATTAGTAAACTCTAAAGGGGGTATCTGATTGTTTCTATAGATGGCTACTTGCTTAATATCTTTAATATCAGTTATATCTAAAATCTGAATAACAGATGAATCAACACCTACACCTTCAGATATATCTACCCCTGCAACGTATACTTTACTTTCATCTGGCTCTTCCCAAATCTTATAATGACCTTCATCTAATATAATTTTAGGTTCAGTTACCTTTGACATCATTTCCTCAAATAGATCATCATCAAGAGAAGATTCCCCAGAGTGAATAAACTCACATTCAAATTCTTGTAACCATGCTTCTGCTGAACCAATAGCAGTTTTAGTAGCTTGAGCCCATTCTTTATCCCTTCCAGGTACTTCATCCCATTTTATTTTATCATGAGCCCATCCGTTATGACCCTCCACGGCACCAGTATAAAGTTTATAGAATAAATTAGCACTTCCATTAGAAGTAGAACAAACAAATACTTTAGATTTTTTAGAAGAGGTAATAATAGGAAATACCGACTTCCAAAACTCTTCTACTAAATGTGGTTCAATGAATGCCATCTCATCAATAACTAAACAGTTAACAGATTGACCACGAGCAGCTGTACCAGTAGTAGTTGTTATACCTATACGACTACCATTTTCTAAGGTCATAGACGTCTTAGCATATTCCTTTACAGGAGGCTTTAACCAGTTAGGTAGCTCTTCGTATGCCATTCTAACTCTCTGAAATATCTCAATAGCGGTAGCCTCTTTGTTTGCTACTAAAAGTATACGTTGATCGTTACTAAAGCATGCTTGCCATAGAATATAGATTGTCATCATAGTAGACTTTCCTA